TCATGGCGAAAGTACAGAAGGAGATTGAGGCTTACGGCGGCGAGGGTCGCACGGATCCTCGCAGTTTCTTGATTATGGACGATTGTCTATATGATGACAGTTGGCTACACGATAGAAATATCCGGTATCTTTTCTTGAACGGTCGTTGGCTCAAGGTCTTCTTCTTGATTACTATGCAGTATCCTCTCGGTATTCCTCCAATGTTGAGAACAAATGTTGATTATTGCTTTATTTTGAGAGAGCCATATGTGACAAACAGAAAGCGCATTTTTGAGAATTTCGGTAGTGCCTTCCCCAGTTTCGAGTTCTTCTGTCAAGTCATGGACCAGTGTACGCAGAATTATGAATGTATTGTTATGAACAACAATTCACAGAGTAATAAATTGGAGGATACCGTGTTTTGGTATAAGGCTGATATGCATGGCGAGTTCCGTATTGGAGCCCAGGAGTTCTGGAATCACGCTGCGAACAATACTAAGGACAAGGATGGAGATGATAATAATGAATATGATGCCACGGCCGCCAAACGCTTGAAGGGCCCGATGATTCAAGTTCGTAAATATCCTATGAACTAATAGAAATGGTTCCGGTGAATCTAAAAGACATAGGATATGCTCTAGGACTTATCTTTTTCTTAGGACTTTTGCTTCTTCTCATAACACCATATGTTTCAGAGGGTTTTGAGGGCGGCCCGCCTATATGTGATGTTGATACTCCCTGCCCTGGCCAATTAAAATGTATTAATGGTTTCTGTGCTAAGACGGATCGTGTGCTTATTGAGGAAAAGCAGCCAGTTGATATGTTGGCCCCTGGAGAACCCGCACCATATTTTTAACACTACACGGTAGAGAGATGAAGAGATTTGGACTAAAGGCTGTAACCTGGTATGCTATTATCGGATTACTCGTGGCAGTCGCCCTTCTGCCCTTATTGAAGGCGTCAGCGCCAGAGTATTTCCCCGAAGGTTTCCGTGACTTGGACTGTCAGGGACTTACATGTGGAGAGGGTGAGTTCTGCCAGGGGAACAAGTGTAACAAGGTGGCGACTCGTTATGCGGATGCGGTTCCCGAAGGTAATGAGTAACGTCTAGTGCTTAAGTTAAGAACTCCCAAGTATAAGCCGACTTTGTCGGCTTATTACATTGGGAAGTCCTTAACTTATCGCTCTAGCCATCAGAGTGGAGTGCCTAAATTCGGCACTCCACGGTAAATTTATATTTAACAAATTAATCAATGATTTAATAAATCATCGATTATATTGTAGCTTATATTGTATTTTATTACTGGTTCTCCTTTTCCATCTTGCGCTGGATTGCAAGATCGGCAGGGCCTGAGAACATCGCATCGTAGGCACCTCCCATGGAGGCGGAAACGGACACCTTAGCATCTGACTCGGCTGCGACACTCTCCTCACTATCCTTTGTGCGGGCAGTTCCGATGCGCTTGGCCTTCTGCTCCGTGTAAAAGCTGTCACGAGCATCCTCATTTTCACGATACTTCTTCATCAAAGTATTTAGTTGCTCGTTGGCATACTCCTGCTCGCCAACCTTGCTGGCATCAGGCTCCCACGCCATCCACTTACCGACAGAGCCCATATAGATATTGAAATTGGGGTCAGAGCGTTGAAGCTTCTTCGCACGAGCAGAGGCCTCTACATCTGACCCAAAAACACCCCGGACCTTGATTCCACGAATCGTTGTTGTGAAATTGTTCTGCGCATGGAACTCATCCTCGAGTGCCGTTCCGTTCTTGAACATGAAATCCTCAAACTCTGTCTTGAGCTTCTGCTCGCTTAGCTCATGAAGATTCTTGCGGCAGTGAGCCTGGAACCCCTCAACGAACTTGTCGACACGGAGGAAGGAATCACGAACCTCCCCAACTAAGGCACCGCTGAGATCCTGTAACTTACCGGCAATTCCCTCAAGGCGGGTATTCACTGCCTGGAGCTGATCAGCCATCCAAGCCTCAAGCTTGGAGGTCTTCCACTGAAGCTCATAATCGGCCAAGAATCTCTGAAAGAAGAAAATGTCCTTTGTGGCAAGGATCTTCTCAGGGCTCAAAAAACTGAGTAAAACAATCTTTTGGCTTGAAATCTCAGGATCTTCAGATAAGAAATCCTCCTCTGGCTTGCTCATTTCTAATTCTGAATTAACGAGTAACTTTAAACGGAAGAATAATCCGCACGCCAGTAAAAAATCTATAGAACGAATATAGATAAGATGGACATGAACGATCTTCTAACCCGTGTAATCAAGTATGTCGTAGAGGGCGTTGCCGTTGCGCTTGCCCTTGTCTTCATCCCCCGGAAGTCACTCCCCATGGATGAGATCCTAACAGTCACGATCGCGGCCGCGGCGGTTTTCGCGGTCCTTGACATCTTCTCACCCTCAATCGGCGTGACGGCCCGCCAGGGTGCGGGCTTCGGTATCGGCGCGAACCTCGTTGGCTTCCCCATGGCACGCTAAGCAGTCCCTAAGGACTAGAGATTTAGATTCTCCAAGTAATGCCTTCTGCACATCGGTAGATATTTGTCGGCCCCGCCAACATATATCTGCTGGGTTTTACCCTCCTTATCAGCAACAAGCGCAGTGAAATGCCCTTCCGTTCCATCAGAACACCTCTTACACAATGCCGCAAGTTTCGTCACAGAGTCAGCCAAAGGAATTAGCTGTAGAATATCTCCAAACGGCTTTCTATCTGAATCTCCATCAAGGCCAACCACAATTACATCTTTCTTGTATACTTCAACTATCCTCTTAACCATATCATACAGACCATTGAAGAATTGTGCCTCCTCGATAATAATCGTGTCACATCGCTGAAAGGAAGCAAGCTTTAGAATATCCTGTAGGTCATTTACACCCAGGCCTGTGGCCACGGTGCCTTCCTGATCATGCGTCTTTACCGAGGCACCACTTACATCGTAACGAGTATCTAAGACACTTGTTATGATGAATACATTTCGACCGATTACTTTCGCTCGGCGAATTCTTTGAAGAATTGCCGACGACTTTCCTGCGAACATGGGACCGATGATGAGTTCTAGATGCATGATGGGACCTTTTTATACATGGAAATCCATACTCAACTTTTTACTAAAACGCCATTCAAGAAATAAGTGTAGGTTGGGCGATATCCATCCTCAGACTTTTTGAATAGATCTAGTCTGACCTTGGGATGTTTCTTTGATTTCGCAATCGCCTCTTCCTCTGAAAGATAAATAACAAGATCTTCCCATTCTGCTCCGTCAACCGTAAATACATATACGAATTCCATACTAGTATATTTACTGTAATGTTTAAAGCATACAAATTATAGTATTGGCATAAAATTGACATAGCTTGATTATATAATATAATCATCGCAATGGAATCAGTAGTTAATTACTTAGAAGATACTGAAAAGAAATTAATGATGGAAATGGCAGAATTATTTAATAAAATGCGAGAACAACGAAATAATACTTCTTTAGAGGGAATTGAAGATATGTATACTATACAACCCCTTGAGGGTGTTATATATGAACCATGTCTCAGTATTTCAGGACCAGAAGGTAGATCTAACTATGCTCATGTGAAACTTCCTAAAGATGAATATGTAATACATACTTTTAGACATCATTACGCAATATCAAGTCACCCACAGCATGGAAACGGGTATTATTGTATTGTTCTAACAAATTATGGAAGATTAATAAATACAATACCTATTACATCTTCAAGAGGTCCATTTGATAGTAACATAGTTGATGGTAGTCCTACTGATTTAACTAAAATAGAAATATTAAACATACTACCATATAAATTTCCCACTTGGTTTTATAATACTTTTACAAAATTAAATAAATCACTACTTACCTTTATGGGAGGGGGGTACACTTGCTCTAATTCACAAAGTGTATACCCCTCTGGAGAATCTTTAAACAAGTTAGCATTTGATACAACTATTTCTCTACAGGAAGTCCTTAAGGAGTTCTATCTGTTTGCTGGTAAATGGAAACCACATATGACAGCTCATGCAACACTTGATTTAGATACAATGCGTCAAACCATTATTGAGAATACCCATTGTATTGAAGAATTTAAGGGGAAAGAGGAGAGGCTTGAAGAGGAAAACAAAAAGTTACAAGCAGAATTAAAACAATTAAAGAAAAATAATGCCGCTTTAGAGAAAGAAAAGGCGAAACTTCTACCATTAGAAAAGTATAAAGAAGCGGTTATAGATTATATGGATAATCATTACATTGGTAAAGAACCATATGACCATGATGATACATTAGACAGCGATATTATAAAGATATTTAGTAATTGGCATTCCAATAAAGTATTTATGGATGAGTGGGATTATGATGATGTAATGGAATCAAAAGAGGAATTGAATGAATATAGAATTTATAAGAAGGTAAAGGGTGAGATGGTTTCAAGTGGAATGGATAATAGTAGTGTTGCTAGAAATGTTCGTAGTATTAAGAAGGATGTAAGTAATCTTAAGCCATCAAAGCATTAGCCCTGCGCACAACCCATCCTTATATTTATTGCGGATTGTCTTGAAAATCGCTTCATATACACTATTTATACTTAAACTTGTCCCTATGGAAATACCTAAAAGTCTTTCATAAAGCTGAATCGTGGCAAGAGGCAAAGTGTAGAGCTTGCCATGTTTTAACATACCAACAATAAGATTATTGTATTCTTCATTCATAATTGCCTCATCTGGCATTGGTATCATAGGATCTAGGGACAAATCTGCCAAATATACATAGAATTCCAGAACACCCTTTAACATAGTCTCTGGGAACCAATCGAGAAATCGGATTTCTACACCGTGATTGTAGTGTTTCCTGTAACTGATGTCCATACCCAATTCGTCTAACATCACATATCCAGAATCTGAATGATATTGCCTATACCACCAAAAGGGTTTATCACTTCCACGGATTTGTTCGACTGGAATAGTAACAATCTTTCCAGGAGGCATCGCATTCGTATCGTAAGTACATAGGCCAATATAACGAGAAACTGCGCATCTTTGAGACCCCTTTGAGTATAATGGCGAAACAGCTGAAAGAGGATCACTTGTTCCAAATACTCCTATTATAAAGGGCTCTAGCCATTGAATAAATCGTATATATTTTTTGTGATCGGCCTTGAATTTCTTAAAATCAACAAGCTGAGGAAGACGATTCTTATCCCTGGCTCCCAGTTGTGTAGGAAGTGTAATATTAATATGGTAGGTTCCATTATTGAACATGGAAATATTCTTTGGATTTGTATAATTAACTACAAATCCAGGATTTTCAGTTGGAAATGCTAAAAGCCCCTTTTCTCTGTGTAAATTCCGTTCAATAAGAAAGGTATTTATTGTGCCTAGCAGTCGCTCTTTTGAAATACAAAGCTCACCTATTACACCAGAAACTCTTGCTTTGTAAAAATTCTGTGTCATAAATTCTATAGAATCACCGTCAAATATACAGGATGCATCAAAAACTTTCGCAAATGTTCTTGGCCTACAACAAAAGTATTCAGGCACAAATTCGTAGAGTTCTTGAAAAAATGTCTTACCATTGAAGCGTAAATTAGGCTTTGGCACTTTCTCATAAGTAGTTGCGTGATTTCCAGATAAGTCCATCTTATTGAAAGCATGGGCATTTACAAAGTATGGTATTGGAAAGAATCCTGAAGCGTCAGGAAAGAGTTTTTCAAAGGCCAGAGTATAGTTTTGCTTATAAGTCTTGAAATAACGGACACTATATCTTTCTGCTGCGTGTGAAGTCCTTATAACTGGCGCAGCCACATAGAGTGGTTTTGTAAATTGTAAATAGGTTTCTTCTTCTATGCCCAGCCCCCAAAACAATTCATTTTCCTTATATAATGATTTATATCTTAGGTGCTTTACAAATTCTGTATAGCCCATAGCTAATTACGCCGTACATTTCTTTTGATATAAAGATATACGACCTAAAAATACAATACCAATATGGCAGAAGAGTTCTATAAGAATATATCAACTCTGCCTATTAAGGTTGGATCAATCAACCAAGCCCAGCAACAATTCATACAGGAGTTCTTGGTAAACCATCCTGAAGTGAAACATATTCTGGAAACGGGATTTCATGTTGGTCTAAGTGCGGCCACAATGCTCGCAGTCAGGCCTGATATTATTGTGACATCATTTGATATTTTCTGGTTTGATTATACTCGACGGGCAAAGATTTTCATAGATATAGCATATCCTGGGCGGAACAATCTTATCGCAGGGAATTCAATCAACACGCTTCCAACATTCTTTAACACATTTCCTTCGTATAGTCCTGATTTTGTCTTTATTGATGGAGGTCACGAGCGGCCTATTCCGTATATTGACTTATGGTATATCTTAAACCATGTTCGTCCTGGAACTTGGGTTATGATTGATGATTATTGCGAGGAGCATGGTTCTCAAGGAGTTATTGAGGCTGTAAACACAATTATTAAGGATGGAATTCTTACGGATGCTGTGGCATATAAGTCTCATGATCGTGGCTGGGTTTTTGGGAAGCGCTCTGAGGTGCCCCTGAAGGCTACAGATTTAACAGGGACAGAGAGCATAAATACTCTTTTAAGAGATACTGAATCTCATTATTCTTGATTTTTCAAATGGATTCTCTAATCAATCTAGCATAGGCTAGATAGATCTAATAAACTCCCATGACAAATCCTTACAGATTAACTGCCAAATCTTATCTTGATTATATAACTTATCACGGTTCTTGAGAAGCGGAAAACATTGTAGGTAATCATCTAACTCTAGAAGCTCACAGAACTTGTAGAGAACATAGGAATATGAAAGGAAATTACTGCGGTTCTTTGGACAATGCTTGACGAAAGAACTTTGGATCTCCTTGAACATAAAACGAAGCTTTTCTTCAATCTCACGAGACATAACAGGAGCCGTCTTTCCATTTATACGATTTAGAATATAGGGGACATGTTCGTAGAAATTTGTACACTTCAGCTTCTTAAGAATCTCACGCACCTTAGTCGGCTTGATATTTTCTGGGTTTGTGATCCGCTCCTTTTTCAACTCCTCAAGAATAGCCTGGAAAATATCCTCAGGAATTTCCGTGCTTTCCTTCGCCTGAAATTGGGCTAGCCATTCATTGAAATGATTAATTCTCTTATAGGCATAATAAGTTACTTCACGAGGAGGATCCTTATAACTCGGCTTATCACTATCAATAAGAACAAATTCTTGGTGACCACATGTATCACAGAAGAATAAGGCCTCATTGGCACTAAATGTCATTTCTTTATCACAAACCTCACACATTCCATGAGGATCTTCAAATGATGTTACAATATTCTTGGCATGTTCAGGATTAACTTTGAGCAAATACTTTTCCAATAGAACTTCACGACCCTCTTCGACAGGTCCTTGTCCTTGCCCTTTCCCTTTGTTAGCCTCACTTACATCACCTTCTTGTAAGGCAGCTAATACACTTCCAGGCTTGGCCTTAACAAGTTTAGAAGTAGTCATTTGCCGACCACTTTGTATTTTATCCTGAAGATCATAATAATTGTATAATATTTCTCCAGTCTCAAAAAAATAATCATATACTGGCTTATTTGATTCTAAATCATCCTTCTTCTTCTGAAGTTGTTGGATAGATTCATCTAGTTGACTTCTAACAACTATGTCAACTGCCTTTTCTGATTCATCGCATAGTCTTTGAATTTTAGATTCTAGCTCTGATATATCATCCCTGTCCTTTTGGAGGCTCCCTATTTGAATTTGATGTAAGTTATCAAGAGTTGTTCTAGAATCTATTTTTTTAGTAGGTTTATCTGCCATTCTAGAAATCCCTTGTATACAAGTTTAGACCTCTTCCTTAGAATGGGTGGGTGGTTTTCAAAATGGACTTCTCCTATGCCGACTTCGACTTCTAAACCTATAACTGATCCCCAGATAATAAAACAATTTGAGCATCATATATATGGTATTGAAATGACTCCACGGACAAAACAAGAAGTCGTATATCAACCTGTAAAAATAATAAATAATTCAGTGATATGAGATAGACTAAAGAATAAGAATCTATCCTATAATATTGAATTAATGATATAAAAGCGGCATATTCTCCAGATTTCACTATAAAAATTACACATGAATAGACAAATCAATTGAGACCCCTATATGAGGAAATAAGTCATTAATGACCATAATACAGGTTATATGTATGAAATATGGGTTTATAATGATATTGATCTTAAAGTCGAAACGAAGGTTTATTAATTTGGGCCAGTATATTAAGAAACAAACTCTCCGGTTTGAATTCTCAAAAATGCGAAATAACACAGTTTTGAAAATTTTTTTTCTTATGATACAAATATAAGATGACAGGTGGAGGTTTAATGCAGCTCGTTGCTTACGGTGCGCAGGATGTCTATTTAACGGGCAACCCCCAAATCACTTTCTTCAAGGCGATCTACCGTCGCCACACGAACTTCGCCATGGAGTCAATCGAGAACCCTTTCAACGGCAACCCTCGTTTTGGCAACCAGGTTACATGCACGATCCAGCGCAACGGCGACTTGATCCACCGCATCTACCTCCAGGCGACACTCCCCTCAGTTAAGCTTGCGGCCTCAGACGGCTCAGGCGCCCAGTTCCGCTGGCTCAACTGGGTCGGTCACAACCTCGTCGACTACGTTGAGCTCCAGATCGGTGGCCAGCGCATCGACAAGCACTACGGTGACTGGCTCCACATCTGGAACGAGCTCACGCAGGAGGCGGGCAAGCAGGCGGGCTATGCCAAGATGGTTGGCAATGTCCCCCAGCTCACGAACTTGATCGTCCAGGGCGGTGAGGACTGCGACAATGACTGCGCCGGCGGTGAGCCCAACTCATCAGGCGAGCTCCTCGGCTGCACGCCCGAGTACACGCTCTATGTTCCCCTCCAGTTCTGGTTCTGCCGCAACCCTGGCCTCGCGCTCCCCTTGATCGCGCTCCAGTACCACGAGGTCCGCATCAACCTCCAGTTCAACGACCTCCAGAACCTCATGTGGGACTTCGCGCCCCTTGCGGCGAACACGCACGCGGTCCGTGACCGTGTCAACGCGGCGAACCTTGTCGCGGCGTCACTCTATGTTGACTACATCTACCTCGACACGGACGAGCGCCGCAAGTTCGCGCAGGTCTCCCACGAGTACCTCATCGAGACGCTCCAGTTCACGGGCCAGGAGTCAATCAACTCCTCATCCAACAAGATCAAGCTCAACTTCAACCACCCCTGTAAGGAGCTTGTCTGGGTTGTCCAGCGTGATTCATATGTCTCATGCGATGACGCCGTCATCAACCCCTGGAAGGGCCAGCAGCCCTTCAACTACTCTGACTGGTGGGACCGCTCCGCGCTCGAGTCAGGCTACTCAGTCACGCGTGTTGAGGGCATGGCGGGCAAGAACCCCGTCGTCACGGCGCTCCTCCAGCTCAACGGCCACGACAGATTCACGGTTCGCGAGGGCCGCTATTTCAACGAGGTCCAGCCTTACCAGCACCACACGAACGTCCCCGCGGTTGGCGTTAACGTCTACTCATTCGCGCTCTCACCTGAGCAGCACCAGCCCTCAGGCACATGCAACTTGTCACGCATTGATAACACAACGCTCCTCCTCACGGTGTCCAACAACGCGGTTGGCACGGCGACGAGCTCAGTTGTCCGTGTCTACGCGACGAACTACAATGTGCTCCGCGTGATGTCTGGCATGGGTGGCCTTGCTTACAGCAACTAATAACCTTACTTACCCAGTTTGGTTGCTTATATTTATTAATTGATTAACCATCAAACTCATATTGTTCTTATTGTAAAGATCAATGCGAGTTTTAAAAAGCCTTATATACCAAACGCCGCCTTCATCGCCGCCCTATTTAACTCCAAGATTTCCTTTGGATACTTGGACTTATTTTCTTCATTTTTACTAACAGTCACATAATTTCGCCGTAAGAAATCATCTCCATTAATGATTGAATCCATGATAATATCTGGATTCTTATGATCTGGCTGATTAAACTCCAAATGAGAAGAGCTTTCTATCTTGCGTATTATCTCAGGCACTGACATAAAATAGGCAAAGGTCCAGCCACATTCAAATGTGCCAAAGATAGGCCCCTTTTCATCACGAAAGTCCTGAAGATTTTCACGGGCTTTGAGAAGAATATCATTGACAACAAAGGGCATTGACTGGGGCAGTTTATTCTCAAAAAGCCAATTCAGATTGTAATAGAATGTCTTCGTTTCCATATAAATACAACCTTCTGCGCACTTATTATATAACCCCTCTTTCACAGACTTCATAACCTCTAGATCAGGAATCTCATCTGCGTTACATACTGTAAGAATAAACTGGGTCTCAGGATAGTCTGCCAGAATCTTAGGCGCACAGAAATTTCTGTGGGCGGCCTCGTCGTCCAAGGGAGTCACTGGCTTGGAATAATCAACGGCGAACTCAATCTTAGATAAATAGGGTTCAAATAATTTACGCATAGAATCAATGTAAAGTTTCTTCTCAGCGCCCTGGTGTGTATACTTTTTTTCACAAATGTAAAACTTATCCACAGCCTCGTATAAGTACTTTACTCTATAAACCCCAGCTTCTTCCCCGTTAAACAGAAAATTATCTATCCACAGCATTCTAATGATAAAATCTCTAGCATTTTAGATGGAACAAGTAGATGTTATTTTTTATATAAATTTAGAATCCCGTACTGATAGAAAAGAACATTTCTTAAATGAGATAAAAAAACTATGTATAGATGAATGTAAGATTATACGTATAGATGCTGTCAAGCATTCGAATGGTGCGCTTGGATGTACAAAAAGTCATATAAAAGCGCTAGATCTTTTTATGGCAAATCCGTCCTGGGATACATGTATAGTCTTTGAAGATGACTTTACATTCTATGACACAAGTTTCAAGAATAATAATGAGCTTATTAAAACATTTTTCTATAATTTTACAGACTGGGGAATGTTGTTATTATCTTCGAATCAGGTAGGAAAACCTTCTAAAAAAACTCATATTGATTCTGTAGAATTAGTTACATATTCTCAAACAACAAGTGGATATTGTATTCACAAGGATTCCGTTAAAGAGGTATATGAGAATTTCAGATTATCTGCTCAACTCTTAGAACAATCTAAATTTAGATCACAGTATGCCATAGATGTATATTGGAATGAGTTGAATATCAAAAGATATGCCTTTGCGCCGAATATGGGTTATCAATATAACTCATTTTCAGATATAGAGGGGAGATTAGTAAATTATAATTGTTGAGACACGAAGTGGTCTGAGACACGAAGTGGTCTGAGACACGAAGTGGTCTGAGACACGAAGTCATCGAGAGAAGTTAAGAATATACTATCTCAAGTTCAAGACCCTTTGACTCGGCCCAGACCATACATTTGTCTAGACCGAGTTGCCTTCTTTCTAGCGGAGCACCCTTTAGCTTACGGCTGAAATGCTTCCAGTGCCATTCAAATGAAAGAGCCGAATTCCAAGTAGGAAATCCAGTCACATGACATACTCTATACCAATCATTGGGCCGTTTAGAAGTAGCTCTTGCGCCGCCAGATAGAATACCATTGTGTTGCTGTAGGCGTCTATCAGCATCAATAGTGGCCCCAATATAAGTTAAAGTGGGCTGATTAACAGTTGCGAGACAATAGACCACTGACATGTTTATACTTTACAAATCTTTATTAAATACCACAATTCTTGAAAGCTGGGAATAAAGATCGTTTTATATTCTGTTCTACAAAGACACTTCTCCTCTAAGACATGCACGAGGCGAACCATTATATCATAATTACCACCAGCATTGAGAACAAGTGTTCCGCCCGATGTAAGTCTTGTAGTAGCTAAAACACATACAGCAGAGAGCCATTTTATCTCATCTTCTGTATGTGGATCGAGTAAATCAATTATAATAGAATCATAGAAATTACATGAACTAGTCAGATATTTCATAATATCTTCGTGTACAATCTCAAGCGAGGGATTGTCAAACACCCCTTCACAGAAAACTTCACGGCGCATCAGATTCACCAATTCCTTGTCCCAATCCACCATATCCACCTTTAACACAGGCCTCGTTAATACTTCTCTTGCCGTTGCTCCTTCTGCCCCTCCCGCAATCAACACACGGCCCGTTGGTTTACAATATTCAACAAGAGTTTGATGATATAGCTTTTCATCTTTTTCAGAGCTTTGGAGAACTCCGTCGATAAATAGCATACGGCCAAAATAGGGATTTGTAAAGATATCAATTTCTGCCTTATCAGTCTTTACAGATATATGCGAACCCTTTTCAATAGTATAATGAGTTACACCCCAACTTTGTATTTCTTCAAATGTCTCCATCTGGTTATAAGATTTCTAAACCTTTAAGAGAATGCCACCCAGAAATAATGGAGGAAAGTCTATGTTAGGAGGAGCAGGTCTCGCAACTACAGTAGTCTCAAATTACTTAAGTGAAATTAACCTTAATACATATACAAAGGCTAATGTTAAAAATGTAGAAGATGTTCAGCAAATCATTGGCTATTTTAACCATGTTATTGCAGATATTCAAGCTAAAAAGAAAAAAATGTAAAGAGTAAAGAATGGATTATGATCCATTTGGTCAGAATCAATCAAAAGACTTAGATAATTTGACAGCAATTCTCACAAGTATGGTGGCAGTTCTCGATATTGTTAAGATTGTTATGGAACAGAAGGGTTTTAAGGGTACAGGTCTAAGCGTGAGTGTTGATATTGCCCCTCGGCAGGTGAATTTAATTATGTAAGTCTGCTGAAGCAATTTTTTCAGATATTTTCCTTACTTTAAGAAAAATATCTAAAGGATGAATATATAAGATGTCGGCATCGGTTTTACGGTACAGAAAGCTTGTAACGACTGATCTTGCCAATCAGGCGGTGAATTTAGCCGAGTCCGGCACAATGGGACACCGCGTTCAAATCCCGATGTCTGTTGATGATATGAATTCTTTTTTTGTATGGGATCGCCCTGCTGGTTCTGACCGTGCCGTCGGCCACTTCGTTGCGTCAACCGCGGCGAATCTAAAGTTCGATGATATGATGATTGCCTCATTATCACGTGTATATACTGATGTTGATGGTGTTACAAATGGACTAAACTACAGCTCTGCCGTTCTAGATGCGAACACAGACGGTCGCGTTCGCAAGGATGGCAATGTCAGCGCCAACGACATTGTCATGGCCTACCTACTATACAAGTGCTACGGCTCATCTGCGGCCCCCACAGCCTCTATC